AACAGGAAGTGATTTAGCACATAGCACAATGTTAGCTTTTAATATTTTAGATACACCTTCTTCTACATCTAGCTTGGTATATAAAAGCCAAATGAAACCAGAATCAAGTTCAACAGTTAAATCACAACAAAATGGTAATCAATCAAATATAATTTTGATGGAGGTTGCAGCATGATAACTATTATAGAAGCAATTTTAAAAATTGATGAAAAAGCACAAGTATCAGTTGTTGGAGAAGATATTGATACGGCTGTGTTAACTTGGAGTTCTTCAGAAATATCAAGAGCAGATATAAAAACAAAAATGGCAGAATTACAAACAGCATATGATAACAATAAATATCAAAGAGACAGAGCAGAAGCATACCCTTCAATACAAGAACAATTAGATATGCAATATTGGGATAATGTGAATGGTACAACAAATTGGAAAGATGCTATTGCTAAAGTAAAATCAGATATACCAAAGGAAGCATAACATGGCATTAACAACAGTAAAAAACGCAGGTCTAGCAGGGAGTATTGATTTAACAGCTAAAGTTACAGGCACTTTACCAGTAGCTAATGGTGGCACAGCTTTAACATCTGGTTTTAATAATGCAGAAACAGCTACAACATTTACTAATATAACTTTTGATAATAGTTATTCTGCTCAAGGAACTGGTAATACTAGAAACATAGTTTGGAAAATGCAAAATGTAGTTTATGTTATGTGCCATTGTTCAAGAAGTTCTACACCAGATAACAATATGGTAGTTGGAACTTTACCTAGTGGTTATAGACCAGCATCAACAAAATATGTTGCAAGTAGTATTGGTTATCAAGCAGATTCAACTGATGTAATATATGTAGAAAGTAATGGGAATATAAAAGTTGGAAGTCCAAGTAATAGTGGGGATGGTGCCTACTATTTAAGATTATCTTTCTTTTTTCCTTTAACAGACTAATGATTAATCCTTGTCCTGATTGTGGTGCTGAAACAAAAGCAGATTGTAAGTGTCCTGATGAATGTGAGAACTGTGGGGCATAGTGCCAAGTGTCTCTGATAAAACAGAAATAGGACTACCTCTTAAAAATCTTATTGGTTTATTAGGAGCAACAGCTACAGCTGTATGGGCCTACTTCGGAATTATTGAACGCCTAAATAATATTGAGACTCAAGGTAAGTTAATGGTAGCTGATGTAGAAAAAAATACTGAGTTTAGAATTAAATGGCCTAGAGGTGAAATGGGTTCACTTCCTGCTGATAATGAACAGTTTATGTTAATAGAACATATTGCTGGACAGGTAGAAAAGCATACACAGCAGCTTGAAGGAGGTATGCATAATAAAGTGAATATCGATTTTTTAAAAGATCAGGTAATGAAGTTACAATCAGATGTTGAAAAATTAAAAGATAAAGTGAGGGAGAACGGAAATGGTCATTGAGTATGTGTTTAGTTTATGTATGTTTGTTAATGGGTCGCTTGACGGCCATATGATGACAGACGGATTATCAGAGTGCCTAAAAGCTAAAAGGCAGGCAGAGAGGAATTTGGCAGAGAACAGAACAAATCGTATTCGTTATGAATGTGGTAAGGTTAAAGCTGAACTTAGAGAAGATTCAGAAGGTAATTTAAAAATCTACAAAATTATAGAAGATAAGTATTCTAAATGATGGAGGGTTTTAAAGTTTGGCTTTTAATTGCCTTTCTTCATACACCATCTATGCCTAGTGTTAAATATGAAGCAACAATATTTAAAACAGAACATGAATGTTATGAGCAATTAGCTGAATTTATGAATATCTACGAAAGTAAACCAGAATCATATAAAAGGTTTACAAGAGTAGATGCTCATTGTTTACCTTTTGAGTCATTTCCTATTCCAAAGCTAATGGTATATAAAACTAAATTCTAGACAAGGTTGAATATGATAGCTTATAAATAGCTATGAAGTTTTCAGGACACAAAGTCCTAGTAATAGGGGATACTCATGATAGTCCTCATATACCACAGGATCGATTTAAGTGGATCGCTAAACATATTAAAAAAACTAAACCTGATTATATAATACACATAGGCGATTTCGGAAGTTTCGATAGTCTTTCTTTCTTTCAAGCTAATGATACACAACAAGGCAAGTTAAAAGATGCCTTTATGATAGATATAAACTCTATGCGAGTAGCGTTAGATATACTTAATGATGCTGTTGCAGAAATACCACATCACATTTGTTTAGGTAATCACGAATTAAGAGTACATAAATTTGAAGAAAAGATACCTGAAATACAGGGTATGATGAAGAAAGAACTATATGATTCTTTTTACAATTATGGCTGGACTGTGTCAGAATATGGTGAGTTTAAATATGTAGGTGGTGTTGCTTTTGTCCATGCTCCCTTAAATATTATGGGTAGAGAATATGGTGGCAAAAATGCAGAAGTACAGATTGCTAATGACTCCTTGCATGACCTTGTTTTTGGCCATACCCATAAAGCTAGGGATTGGAAAGCTCCTAAAATTGGGAATAAAAAGTGGGTAAGGATAATAAATGTCGGTTGCAGTTTACCCTATGGTCATATAGAGGAATACGCAAAACTGAATATGAATGGTTGGTCATGGAATATAACAGAGCTTGGTATCTGGGATAACCATATCCAAGAAAATACATTTATATCTATGGACAGATTGGAGAGAGAATATGGAAACTATTAAAAGTCTATGGAAAGGTCTTTCTAAAAGAGGAAAGATTTTCTTTGGTGGTGTAACTGTTATACTGGCTTTAGTTATCATTAACTATTTCGTATAATGTTACCAGCACTAGGAGCAATAGGCCCTATCGCTAAAATGATAGGAGGAATAGTTGATAAAGCTGTTCCTGATAAAGACCTAAAAGAAAAGCTAAAACATGAGCTTAACACTCAACTTATTAATGGTGACCACGAAGAACTTATTGCCAAGTCAGAAATAATTAAAGCTGAAGCTAATTCAAAACATTGGCTAACTGCTACTTGGCGACCAGCTCTGATGTGGATTTGTATTATTGTTATTGCTAACAATCATATAATAGCACCATTTTGTAATGCTTTTTTAGGAACAAGTATCGAATTATCTATACCTGATCCTATGTGGAATCTACTTACTATCGGTGTCGGAGGTTATATAGCTGGTAGAAGTGGTGAAAAAATAGCTCAAAATTGGCAACAGAAGCCTAAATAACACTATCCTAGGGGTCTAGTACCCCTAGACTATTTTAGCCATCTCAGAGGCCAAATTTTCAGCCCTTTTGGGTGTCTGTTTAGCCCAACGACTATCCAACATTTGCTTACTCGCCTCTAAATAGTCCTTCATAGCAATAGCTTTGAGCATTTTTTTGAACTTTCCTACACCAGCTGGGCCTAATTGGAACACCATTTCTGTCAAAATAGACAGAACTCTAGGGTTCATTCCACTAATATCATGCTCGTATAGTTTTTCAGCTGCTCTTGCTGCTGCATTAAAATCTACTTTAAACTGTTTTTCTAATACTTCTTTAGGGTATTTCTTATCATCTACCCAACCTTCATCCTCAAAACATCTATGGCCATAGCCAATGGTACGAAATCCTTCACTACATTTGTATACGGTATTTCGGTATCCTTCGTGTTTTTTAATACGTTCTTGTGTTTTTTCAATTAAGTTTGTTTCCATGAGTAACATACCTGTCTTTCTCCAATTCAGCTAATGCATATTGCAGTATTTTTTCTGTCAATATAGCTTGATTAAACTCAGTTGACAAGTTTATTGCAGCTGAAATGAGAGCTATTTGTGTTTGTGTTATACCATTTAACAAGATGAACTCTCCATTAATGAAGTCATGTACTCTTGTCATGGTACGCTCTACATCCTGTATTGTTACTCCTGTGCCTTTTAATTCATCATCAAACATAAGAGAACTATACAATAAGAATTAAAATTTCATATTCACATAAGGAGTGGTTAGAGCCTGTGGCCACCCCACTCCCTATGCTTACTAGCAAGGAGATAAGGTCATGGAGGTAACCTTATCTTCTATAAACCTAGACTCCAGAGAAAGGAGTAAGCCAGAGCCTAGAATGGCACATCAATATTCTGGGAGGAAGCTGATGCGCCTGCTGCACTAGACTGAGGTTGTTTAGAATCATTCTTAACAATACGAATAATTCCCTCATATCCAGCACAAACTATTTCTGTACGAAATCTTTTTTGTCCTTCGACTTCGTACTCTCGGTATTCTAAAGCACCTTGTACAAATAGTGTTGTACCTTTCTTAGCATATTTTTCTAATGATTCAACTAACGCTGGTTGAAACACGACAATATTATGCCATTGAGTTTTTTCTTGGTACTCGTCACCGACTTTAACTTTTTTATTGGTAGCTAATCCAAGATTACAAAACTTATTTCCTGTTTTTGTTACTCTTACTTCTGGGTCGCTTCCCAGTCTTCCTATTAATATTACTTGATTTATCATCTTTACACTCCGTGTCTTGTAATATTGTTTCTATGTCTACCCTCATGGTAGGCCATAAATAATCTAGCTCGTAGCATAGATTAATCCATCTTTCATACGTTTTTTGTTTTTCTTTTTCCTTTTCTTCCATGGTTTCATCCAATCTAGTTTTGGGCCATGATAAATAGCTTTATACTTATTACCTTTGTAATCATAATCCCAATACCACTGCCAGATATATTTACTCATTTCTATCGACAACTTTAAGTTTAGATTTATTTGCTAGACCTTCAGCAATTTCTTTCTTCAGGTTCTCAACATACTTACTGTTATCATGCATACCCAGAAAGACATCTGCACTTAATCCTAAATGACTGAACGCTTTTGTCATAGCATCTGTCATAGCTTTCTTTGGAGCCTCATCATCTAATGCTCCTGTTTTTCTATACAGTTTTTGAACTGAACATACTGGGCCATAATAATCCCAATCATGATTTTTTTCTACTGCTACTGATACTTCAGCAGTTACTAAAGCAGTTTGGGTATTTTCAGTACCATGATATTTATAATTAACTACATAACTCCAACCTATACCTACTGGCCCAAACACTTCAGTCATCTTCATTATTTGCGACATAGGATCAATCGTTGTTATCTCACCAAAACCTTTATTAATTTTTTTGGTAAAGCGTGGATCAGTTTTTTTAACTTGATCCCAAATATATTTTTTATCTTTCATACAATCCTCCAAACGGTTGCTAGTCTACCACTAGAATTTTTTCTTTTTAAATCTGTTTCGACTATTTTTTTCATTAATTTTAATTCAGTAAATCTTGGTCTTACACTCAAGATACTGAGGTTTAATAGATCAGCTACTTCATCAGTAGTTGCTCCATAATCTTTTTTATTTTTTATAATTCCTAATGCTCTATTTCTAATAGTTTCAGCTTTAGGTTTTATTGCTATAGCAGCATCTTTACTCGTTCCCTGTTTTTTCCAACTCGGAGAGTACGGATATTGTGACGTTGCCTTTGCCATTGTATTGCTCCTTTCTAAAGTTATCCCAATCCATATGATCAGGTGGTTCTGTATTATTTTCTAGCATATGTAAGAACATCAATTCTGCTTTTAACAAGCTCCATTGAAAATCTTTATCTTCTGCTATATGCAATTCTTCCCATTTCATGTTGCCATAAAACACTGATAATATTGCATTATTTAATTCAGTAACTAACATATAATGCTGCATTTGCGGATAATATTTTTCAAATAATTTATCTGCTTTCATAAATGCGTTTGTATGTTTAGCATCCCAAATACTTAATTGATCAGCTTTGGAATCGTAAGCTAATCCATCCAAACTACCTACTAAATTTTCATGACTTTTTGATTGAACATAAACTGGGTCAGTAACTTCTAAATCAGTTTGTTTTTTATACCACTCTCTATTAAAGGCTTCGGTATATATTCCCATCTGTACTGGTAATACACCAGATAAATCTTCTCTGTCTTTAATACCTTTTTTCTCGTAGTATAAATCTTTCCAATCACCAGCAACTAATCGTGCTGCATCAGTTCCACTTAGTGTCGTTTCACTTGAATGTTTTGTTTCTCTTATATGAAAATACGTTTCCTTTAGAGCTGAGTTTATATTTTTCTTTTTTGGCATTTTCCTCCTTGCGCATAGCTTTGGTTATTTCGTTTAATTGTTCATAGGGAATTTCATTCTTTTGAAGTTGTTCATAAAAAATTTTTCTGTGTTCAGGATTAGAAAATTTATTATGCATGAACATATAGATTTTATCTCTATACCATTGTTTTCTTTTAATGGGATCAGATAAATCAGGTTTAATTGTTTTTCTTCGGTATATACTATTCATAATGTTTACTCATTAAGAGGTCTACATAATGAACTATTTTATCTAAATCTTGTTCTTTACCTTTATCTTTATATCGACATATATATTTAATTATATTTCCTTCGCAAAATCCTAAATTATTTTCTAGTATAAATGTTATAGGTTGTATCTTAAAATTTTTATAATGATCTCCTCCGACTTGTCTTTCGGTAGGATCAGGATGTTTGTTTAAATGATGTGTCATTTTATCTCCTTACATTTACCACAGTACCAATATAATCCGTTGCTTAATATTAAATCATTAGCAACGCAGTTACACTTTGCTGGTCTGTTTTTTTCTTTGTATTTTTCTTTTTCTGGTGGAGTTAAGGAATCGAAATATGTTCCTACTTTTATTCTTGGCTGTCTTTTTCTTCTAGTTTTATTGTGCATCCTAAACTATCTGCCCAACAACAAAATAAAAATCCACTTGGCCTCCTTATACCAGCTTCCCATTTAGACACTAAACCTTTAGCTACACCCAATATATCATCCATATCTATTTGAGTATACCCAAGTTTGTGTCTTTTTTCGACAAACTGTGTAATGATTTCGGTATGAAATTTTTCACCTAATGCTTTAGCCATACATTATTGTATGACTAAAATATCGTAACTGTCAAGTTACGCCTTTGGTTTATCTTTCACAAACATCACCTTATTATGTTCTCCCCAGTTATAGATAGATTCAATAACTTCTACATAATCTGAGGCATTAGTACAATGTACCAGCTTCCTGCTGTTCATTTTGAGCTTTCTTAACCATTTAGTTTTGTTAAATTGTTTTTGATACATTACTCTTAACATAGCGAATAAGAATGTTCTTCTATTCCATCCTTCATAGTAATCTTTCATTTTTCTAAGATATGTAGCAGTTGCTTTTGAATGTTCTAAATCAATTATTTCTAATCTACCTTCTTTGAAGGATTCTGTTGCAGCTTTTGAGTAGCCACCATAGATTAGCTCTAATGTAACGAAGTTTGGCATTTGAAAGCTGCGTTTAAACCAATCAAATACATGATAGGGTTTTGTATGATAGTCTTTAGGATGATTTAATTTCTCTACTTCCATATGAGAATGTAGATAATCAGCGAAATCCCAATTCTTAGCATTTCTATTTATCTGTCTGACATCACCCAGAGTAACATCACCATCAGCTGTCACATAGTACAGAGGCAGTCCTAACTCCTTAAGGACATGGTATCTGTGTTGTCCGTCAATGATTTCATTCTTCTCATTGACTATGATAGGTGTTGGAACGTACTTCTCCTCAATAGATTTTCTCAATGCAAGCATATGATTTCTATTGATGGGTCTATTTCCATCAAGAAATTTGAATTGAGAGTAGTCCTTTGTTACTTTAACCTGTTTTTTCATTGTCTGTCCTCTATTTTATGTTCTAGATCAGTTATTTGACTTTTTAATGTACTAATAGACGTTTTTAAGTCTAAATTGACATCATTCCTGATCTGTTTGCAAAATGCTCTTATAAGATGGAATACATCCATATCTCTTACGTTTATATATTCAGCTTTGCTGTTAGAATAATATGTTTCTTCGATATTCCACATATCTGTTGGAACATTTATTCCTAATCTGTGTAGTCCACTTAATAATTCATGTGTTTGCATAATTACTCCATTAAATTAAAATCTTGCGAGGGATACCCTACCGTCTATCCCCTCAGTTCTGTATCTTACGTTGGGAGAGCAAGATTATATTGTTTCTTCACTTGCAATATATATTAGTGCTAGCATTGAAGAAAATGAGGGAGGCGTGAGCTGAGCTGACTAGCCTCCCCAAAGTAAATAGAGCTACTAATATATACAGGTGCAAACACCCAGCGTTTCACAGCTATTTACTTAACCATTGGGGGAGTAGTTAGGGCTTTGCCCATAATATACCTACTCCCTGAAGTGGATAAACCATTAGTATCTTTTTACAAAGACGTTTCCTATTCAATATATTTGGAAACTCAATCACACTTCCCTATGATACTTTGCATAGCTACTCAAATTGGGAATTATTTTTTACCCACTTCTTCTATACTTAAGTCATCAATCTCGTAATCTAAATCTTCTAACCATGTAATGATTTCAGATTTGATATGTGTTGTGTCAAACCAACTATCATCATCTTCTTTTTTTCTTTTAAGTTTAAAATTAACATTCCATTCCATAGTTACCTCATCAATCCATTGGGGGAGTAAATTTCCCTCATCAAAAGGTCATACTTACTCCCTAATTCTACTATATAATTTATGTTAGTCGCCATTATATGGGCTTGTGAGGAGCTACCTTCGTTTTTAGTAGAATGTTCTTTAAAACTGTAATGGGAAGTAATGGGTAGTATCCTGTTCCATATGCTTTGACCTATTGCCATTACTCCCCCATTGAAGATGGATTTGTTTCTAAGATTTTCCACCATCTTCTATTCAGAAGGTATTTATGTGACGCTTGACCACACTTCTGAAACTCAAAAATTAGATGCTATTGCAGCTGGTGCAAAGCCTCTTAAATTAGTTTTTGGTTTGTTAATCAAATTCAACCAATATTCTGATTCAACCATCTTACTTATCTTAGTTGATCTATCTCTAATTTTATTCATCTTATAACCTCTACCTTTTGGGTGTGATGCCCAATCTGTAGCTGTTTGATAAACTGAATATAAATTACTTCCTAATCTTGATTGATATTTATTCCATAATTCACCAAGCTGCTTCATATATAAATCAGAGTATCCATTGGTATATAATTTCTTAGGTTTCTTTGCTATTGTTCTTCTGAATAATGTTTGAACATCATCATCATTAACACTAACTCCTGCAACCTGTTCTAGAAATTCAGGATATTCTTGAAAGTTTTGAATAGCTGTTGTTATATCTGTACCAGTCATTTGTGATTTTCGTATCCAGTTCTTTTTACTTAATGCTTGTATTTTCCATGCAGAAGTAAATTGTCCATTCATACAAATGATACATAGTGGCCCAAATATCCATTGTTCCGCCCAACCTAAATCATAGCTTGACCAAGACCACATGGTTAATTGGTATTTTTCATTTCTATTATTAATTTTAAAATCATATGTTTCTTCAGGAAATCTCATAATCCTAGAGAATCTTTTACCTTGCAAATGCAACTTATCTTCTACGATAATTTGTTTTCCATATTGGCTCACTCCTTCGCCAATCATATTTGCAAATTCTTCATATGTTCTCATATTATCAGCACTCTTTTTACTTACTACTGATAAATAATTACCTTCTGTATCATACAATGCTACTCTATCAGGTATTTCCCAACTGGTATTATCAAAGTATGTAATCATTGGTCTTATATCTAACTGAACATTACAGCTTGGACTTATTTGATACATTTTTTTTCTCCTTATCTAGTTTTAAATCAGGTTTATAAACATTAACTTTACGCTTATGTTTCTTATAAACAGCTTTGAATCGTCTTTTCTTTTCTTCATTCATATCTGTTATACCTTTGTTTTAATATTTTTGATAAACGTTCCCAAATAATTCTATTGAGAATGTCTTGTGGTTTATATGGTTCTCTTAGAGTAATTTTATCTAGTTTCATTTTACAAGATAATATTCTCGCCAACCAACTTAACTTATGAACCATAGTATAATACCATGGTTATTCCTATTAAGATTATAATTGGTACTATTGCCCAATACATTTTACATTTTCCATGAGTTTATTATCATCTACATAGTCGTCTGGTGGACTTGGATATTCTTGAGGGTTATTTACTTCTTCCCACATATCTTCATAATGTTCACCATGTCTTTTAAGAAAATCTGCTTTAGTCATTGTTGCAGCATCTTCTTCTAATTCCATTAACCAGTCTTTTGTTTTGCTCATTATTCCACCTCAATGATTACTTCGTTACTTTTACCCTTAGTGGTATTATATTTAATTTTAATAGAGGTAATTTTTGAAAAATCCTCTGAGCGTATCTCGGACTCCTCTAATCCGCTTGGTCTCCATGTTTTTGCCTTAATGACAATTTTACTATTAGGGGATATAATAGATAACTTATTTAAGGTGTCGGTTAATTGATTAATATTCATAATGCTGCTCCTATTAAGGTTATGGTGGTGAAACAGATACTAAAAGATATAATAAATCCTAGTACGAATGATTTCATTTTTTCCTCCTTGGTTTTTTATTAATTTTCCTACTAATACCTTGTGATAAGAAGATTATTCCTATCCATATTGGTGCTGATACTACACTTATAACTAATGTTGGGTTTAATCCTAATGTTAGTAATGATAGTACTACCATGCTCCCTAATATGAGATAAATGATGATAAAACTTCCTATACTTTGAGCTTTCTCTTGGTATGCTTTTCTCATTATTTACTCCTTTGCATTCGGTATCGTGGCATCCTCACGCCTTCGGTATGCTCACTTTTCCTGATGCGTTTTTTTTTAAAAAAGGGCAGTTATTTTTTAACCACCCTTTAGTTTTAATGAATATTCTAAACTCTAGTTTCCAGAGTTTTTTCAAGATTAAGAATATAATCTGACATATCTTTGTCAAAAGTTTTCTTCTTAACCACACTTGAATTTGCGTCACCAGTATCTTTACTAAATGAAACCCATGTAGATTTCGTGTGATTATAATATTCTTCTGATAACGAATTGATTATTGGATTAACAAAGTTAATTACTATCATATTAGAAATCTTTTTATCTAATTCTTTAAGCATATCCACTTTGTTTAAATCTGTTTCAGGCATTCTATCAAGATTCTTTAATTTACTCTGAATACCCATATTCCATTTTTTTCTATTTTCTTTTTGATAATGGAATGTTTGTGTTAAACCAGATAATATATAATCAAATGATTTTTCTATATCGTCATCTTGATTAGTGACTTCCTTGATTATATTTTTAACTGCTTTTCTCATAATATCTGCAACTTTTTCGCCTAATACATGAGAATTTGATATTCTACTTTGTTGTTCTGGTGTTAGCTTTGTCATTTTTATTTCCTTTCTTTTTTCTACTTATTTTTATATCGTAAGGCGATTTTTTGACTACTGTATCAACTATCTTTCCTCCATTTTCTTTTAACCACTCTATATCATCTGATAAGATATTAGAGATTAATTTTATCGATTTCACAATCATGTTTTACCTTCCTTTCTATCAGTTCATAATGATTAATTCTATATTCAGACCATAAATACAGAGTCCATGTACCTAGAAACGATAAAATTAATACTAGATACATAAATGCTATAACAATTAATGTTTTCATCTTAAATCCTCCATTATATCTATGTTAAATTCTAATAATATATTACTTGCTAAAGCTGATACCATTTCAGTATTTCCAACACTTTGAGCTTGTTCTACATTAACCATAATATCTCTAAATCTATTATTATTATTATAAAGATATTCATATGTCGTATATGACTTATCAATCGGTTTTTTATTTTCCATATTATACTCCTTTATTTAAATAGTTTTCCATATCACATTCACATTCGATAAGATAGCAAGCCTCACAATATACATCAGGATTACTATAAAACTCGATTTGGTCAGTGAATCTATTTATTTCTTTAAATATGAATAATCTTAATTCAGGGTCAGATTCGTTTTTTAATCTATCCTTTAATACTCTGATTACATTCTCTAATCTTTGAATTTTAAACCAGTTTTCATATTTATATTTCTTTAATTCTAAACTGCAATCTAATATCCATTTAGTTCTATTAAAGATTTTCTTAATAAATAATTCTATTTTATATATTAATATTATTAAATTAACTTTATACATTGTATATCCTTTCATTTATCCATCAGAACATCATGTTTTGATTTATATTACGCAACGATTTGCAAAAGCGATAATAATTCATGTCAACCGAAATCGGCCGTCACGGAGTTCCAAAACTTGTTTTGGTACGGAGTAGGGATTCCTTTAGGAATCGAAACCGATTGGCAGGTTTACTTGGATTATCGTCTTTTGCTAAAATCGGCGGAATAAAAAACATGATGATGATGATTTTCCTGAGAGTGTTGGCTTAAGCGATCCTTCCTGTGTTCGCCATTTATGGTGAGTTTATGACAAACTGTCGCAGTCTTGGGTTCTGACTACAAGGATTAACGAATAAGTGTCAGGTTCCTAAGACGAGCAGAACACAGGATATGGTGAGCCTTAAGCCATGCTAATACCATATATTGATGTGCGGCAATCCGTTCACATTAGGTCTTGACAACGATATTTGAGAGTCTATTCGTAAGTAGCTGTTAGGAATAGAATATTATGAGTTCAAAAGGATTGACGCATAAACAAAAAGCATTAGTTGATACACTCGTAACCACAGGTTGCAGTATTAAAGAAGCGTCACAAAAGGCAGGATATGCAAAGGGTGAAGCAGGTAGAGTAGTAGCATCTAGAACGCTACGATTACCACAGGTACAGAGGTACATGATGGAACAGGTAGCTACCGTTATGGGAACTGGAGCTATTAAGGCTACACAAAAGCTCATCCAGTTAAGCGATAACGCTAGAAGTGAGTACGTTCAACTAGAGGCAAGCAAAGACATACTAGATAGGGTAGGACTACGAACACCAGAGAAGGTAAGCACTGAAGTAGTAGGTGATATAAAAGTTAGTATCGATTTGGGTTAGAACGATTGCACTCGTTATTTCAAGGGGGGAGGCAAAAACTGTAAAGTTTTTGTAATTATCTCCTACCGCCCACACATTATAGGCTTAAAAAGGTTCGCTTGTGAGTATCATAAATATATTTTTACCTTATAATAGCTCTATCGTTTAGTATCCTCTAAGCGTCTTACAACAGGGATAATATGGAAGAAGAAATTGACAACACGACAGATATGACTAAACAGAAAATGAAAGACTATGAATCTTTATGGTATAGTATGGTAAAGATAGCAGAGGAAAATAGACGGAAGGATAACGAGGATGCCGAAAGTAGGAAAGACTAAGTACCCATATACAAAGGCTGGGAAAGCAGCTGCAAAGAAAGCGAAGGCCAATGCCAAGAAGCCAAAAGCAAAAGGGAAGTAGAGTTGAGAGGGAGATTGTTAAATTATTTACAGAGCTAGGATACCGAGCTAGAAGGCAGCCACTATCAGGTGCGCTGCAACAATTTCCCCATGATGTCTATATTGCTGATTTACTCGGTGGTACAACAGCCGAAGTAAAGGCGAGGAAGGATGGCAAAGGCTTTACCCAGTTGGAGAACTGGAAAGGTACTGCTGAATTATTGATCTTGAAAAGAAATAATGCTACACCTTTTGTATGTATGGATTGGAAATATTTTAAGGAACTTATAGGTGACAGAGAAGAAGATCATAACAAATCCTGATGCTGAAGTAGATTTAGAGAATAGAAAAATATTTGATATATCGTTGAAGGACAGGAGGAGGCTGCGACAAATTGTCAAGAAGGTACATATGAAACATTTCCCAGCTCATTTTATTACCGATAAGGAAGCCGATAAACTTATCGAATCTATTGGGCCAGCCACACAAGAAAAGCTCATTAAACAATATATAGATAAGCTGTAGTGCCTGAATTATCGTATAAACCTGATGGGTCAACGCTAAAAAATTTTTTAAAATCCGACCATTTTTTCAGAGGAATAAGGGGGCCTGTTGGCTCTGGAAAATCTGTTGCTTGTTGTATAGAAATTTTTAGAAGAGCTTTGCAGCAACAAAAGAATCAAAATGGCGTAAGGAAAAGCAGATGGGCGGTCATTAGAAACACGAACCCACAGTTAAAGACCACCACTATTAAGACATGGTTAGATTGGTTTCCTGAACAGGAATGGGGTCACTTTAGATGGTCAGTTCCCTATACGCATTATATTAAAAAAGGGGATATAGATTGTGAGGTCATCTTTTTAGCACTTGATAGACCAGAAGATATTAAAAAGCTGTTATCCCTAGAATTAACAGGGGTATGGGTTAATGAAGCAAGGGAAGTTCCTAAAAGTATTATAGATGCGTGTACCATGCGTGTAGGAAGATTTCCTAGCATGAGGGATGGTGGAGCATCTTGGTATGGGGTTTTTTGTGATACCAACGCTCCTGAAGAAGATCATTGGTGGCCAATTATGGCTGGTGATGTACCTGTACCAGACCATATTAGCCGAGAAGAAGCCTTGATGTTGGTTAAACCTGATAACTGGAGTTTCTATACCCAACCATCAGGGATGGATGAGAAAAGAGAAAAGGATGGTACGTTAACAGGATATACCGATTCCAAAAATGCCGAGAATAAAAACAATCTTACGCCTAAATATTATAATAATATTATTAAGGGTAAAACAAAAGGATGGATAGATGTCTATGTTTTAAATAAATTAGGTTCTATAGAAGAAGGCAAACCAGTATACCCTAGTTTCAAACAAGAAGTCCATATCGCTAAAGAGAACTTAATGCCAATCAACCACTTGCCTATTTATGTTGGAATTGATTTTGGATTAACACCAGCAGCAGTCTTTGGTCAAAAGAATGTGTTAGGAAAATGGCACATCCTTCATGAGCTGGTGTGCTTTGATATGGGGGCAGTACGATTTGCTGAATTATTAAAATCAGACATTACAAGATTATTTAGAGGTATAGATGTTGAGATATATGGTGACCCAGCTGGAGATTTTCGTGCTCAGACTGATGAAAAAACGCCATTCCAAATATTACGCAATTCTGGCTTACGAGCATCTCCAGCTCCGTCAAATGATATTTCACTACGAATTGAGTCCGTTGAAAACGCACTTAACAGGATGGTGGATGGACAAGCAGCGTTTTTGTTGGATAACAGGTGTTTAAATCTTAAAAAAGGATTTAATGGCGGTTATCACTATAGACGAATACAGACATCAGGTGATAGATATGATGAGAAACCTTTTAAAAACAGATACTCTCATGTTCATGATGCGTTGCAATATATGATGATGGGTGCTGGAGAAGGTAGAGCATTAACCTATGGGAAAGGAAATGCTAAACCCACAGTGGTCAATACCAAATGGAATATATTTGACCAGCAGAAACCACGAAAGAGGAAGTCATGGAATATATTCAATATCAATGGATAGTCTATTTTTACAGTCCACAAAAAGTAAAATGGTTTCAAAAATGGCGAAAAAAAGGCTTTCATCATTGTGGAGCAATTCGCTATGATCCTGAGAAAAAAACATGGATTAATTTGGAAGTAATAAATTCGCAAGTATTATTAGAAAATCTAGATAGGGAAGAAGTAGAAAAAATGATAAAAGGAATAAAACGATTAAATGGAACAACAGTTCAACTGACAAGAAGAATACTGACTAAAAACCCATCTATATTTGAATGGTGGATTAAAGAGCATAGCTGTGTTAGTTTTGTGCAAAGATTGATAGGAATGAAAAGATGGTTTATATTTACTCCTTATCAGTTATATTGTGCGTTGAAAAAATTATAAATAAAGGATTAGTGGAATAATTTATGAGTTCTGTATTTGGAAGTAAGCCAAAGAAAACTGCATCAGATATATGGGCAGAGCAACAATTAAAAAAAGAAAAAGAAGCACAGGCCCAATTAGAAAAAGACGAAGCAGCGTGGAAATTAAAATTTGGAAAAGGGTTAGTTGGCCCTCGTTCTATGTTTACTAAAGCTGGTGGTGCTGGCTTTTACGATCCAGAGGATTAATTATGCCTTGGGGTCAATCTAGTTATTTACAACAACAAGCCGCTGCTAGTGCAGCAGCATCAAAAAAGAAAAAAGAAAAACAAGCTCCATCAAGTTATAGTGGGCCAACAACATTTACAAGTTCTGCCGCTGCTGGAGGACAAGGGTCACAAGTACAAGCTGGGGCCGCTTGGGTTAAAGAAAAATTAGGTATAAAAGAACAAGTACAAACACCAGTAGATTCTGCACCAATTACAACAGATACAACTGCTACAGCTTTAACAGGTAAAGATAAAAAGTTTTATGGTCAAGAAGCAAGTCAGCTTACTAATGAATATTTAGTATCTATTGGCGAAGCTACTCAAGGTAATCCTTATTATGATGCGCAAGGAAATATAACTGGTTATTCTTATTTCTTAACAAAAAAGGGAAAAGAAATGAAATATGGACAATCAGGTTCTGCTATGGGTCAAGGTGATCCAACTGGTATTATGACATCTATACAAATTTCAGAAGCTATGATGCAACAACAAAATTTAATTCAAGCATTAGCTCTTGGTGCATTATCCTTTGCAGCTCCTCCACTTGCTGGAACGGTATTAAAAATGGGAGCAGCAAAAGCATATGGACAAACCTATCAAGATTATCAGTCACAGTTTACAGGTTATCAAAGTGGTGATAAAACAATACAACCAGCAACAATTTCTGAACAAGGAACATCCGTTGATATGGCAGCTGTAGGTGGTACAGGTGTTATGGGTGATACAGAAATAACAACAACTAAAAAAAATAAAAATTTAGCTGGAATGTACGCTGGTAAAGCAGTTAAACTTAGAAAGATATTAGCATAATGGCATACGTTGAATTAGCAGAAGTACCTAAGTCTGAGGGTAATAAAAAAGCAGATTACGTTTTAAAAAAATATAAAGAAGCAGAGATTTTAAAAGATCAATGGAAACCTAAATATGAAGAAGCATATGAATATACTATGCCTCAAAGAGAATCATTCTATGATGAAACTCCAGCTGATAGAAGAACAGATAAAATATTTGATGAGACAGCTGTTGTAGGTATTCAAGAATTTGCAAGTAGATTACAAGCTGGTATTGTACCTACCTTTGCTAGATGGGCAAACTTAGAAGCTGGTGTGGAAATACCTGATGAAAATGCTCCTGAGATTAATGAACAATTAGATGGTATTACAAAATATATATTTGAAATATTAGGTAGCTCTAACTTTAACCAAGAAGTACATGAAACATTTATGGACTTAGGAGTAGGTACTGGTGTGTTAATGGTGGAAGAAGGTGATGCAGTTAATCCTATAAACTTTACAGCAGTTCCTTTAAATCAAATATCTTTATTAAATGGCCCTAACAATAGAGTAGATACTATCTTTAGAAAAAGAAGGGTTAAATTTGGTCATATCCCTGTTTTATATCCTGACGCAAAGATTGCTCAAGATACAATGCAGATGATGGATGAAGATAAGAAATGCACTATCATTGATGGTGTTTATAGAGATTATTCTGACATGAACGAAGAAAAGTATCAACGTTGTGTCATGTTATTAGAAAGAAAAGAAATTATATTTGAACAAACCTACGAAGGTATTGGCTCTAATCCATATATTGTATTTAGATGGAATAAAGCATCAGGAGAAGTTTATGGTAGAGGCCCTGTATTTAATGCTATGGCTGCAATTAAAACAACTAACCTGACTGTTCAATTAATTTTAGAAAATGCTCAACTAGCAGTATCAGGAATTTATCAAATTGAAGATGATGGTGTTGTCAATCCTGATAATATTTCTTTAGTACCTGGCACTCTTATTCCAATCGCACCAGCAAGTAGAGGCTTAATGCCGATTGAAGCTAGTGGAAGATTTGATGTAGCTCAATTAGTCTTAGAAGATATGCGTCAGAATATTAAAAAAGCATTATACATGGAAACATTAGGTAGACCTGAAGGTACTCCTATGACAGCTACTGAAGTATCTGAAAGAATGGCAGAACTATCAAGACAAATTGGTTCTTCATTCGGTAGACTTCAAGCCGAATTTGTATTACCTGTACTAAAAAGAGTTATTCGAATACTAACAAAACAAGGAAGAATTAATATTCCTCAAATAAATGGTAGAGATATTAAGGTTCAAGCAGTATCTCCGCTTTCAAGAGCTCAATTTAATCAAGATATTACAGATATTAATAGATTTAATGAGATAATTGGTGTAACATTTGGCCCACAAATGCTAAATCTTATAGTTAATCAGGATGAGTTGGCTAAACATATAGCTAAATTAATGAATATTCCTGAAAAACTACTACGAGATAAAGCAGAGCAACAACAGATGGCTAATCAGATTAGTCAAATGGCTCAACAAGGACAAGCACCAAATGTCGCTCCTCAATAAAGAAAAGAAATACACTTCCATTGATGGAATGGTACGGACTATTGAACAAGAGAGGGATATTAATGCGTGTATCGCTTCTGCATTTTCAGATGATGCTGGTAAACAAGCGTTAGCTTATTTAAAAAGCATATCTATTAATGCTGTGAGTGGCCCTGAAATATCAGAAAACGCTCTATTTCATAAAGAAGGTATGAGATATATCGTTGCTGTTATCGAGGCTAGGATAACCAAACACAACAAGGAGAATAAAAATGGCTGACGAAGAAGTTGTTTCACATGAAAACAACGAACAACAGGTAACAAGACCTGAATACATCCCTGAAAAGTTTTGGGATGCAGAAAATAAAACGACTAATATTGAGGCTATGGCCTCATCTTATAATGCTTTAGAAAAAAAGTTAGGAGCAAGAACAGAAGATTTAGCAAAGTCTGTTAGAGAAGATATTGCTAATGAAATTAAAGCTAATGCGCCTGAAAATTATGAAGTCAAAGCACCAGATGATATGCCAGAAGGGGTGGATTTTCAAGTATCTGAAGATCAACCTATTCTTGAATGGTGGAAAGGCTTTGCTAAAGAGAGAGGATTAAATCAAGATGAGTTTAATTCAGGTATTAGCGCTTTTGTTAAGAACGAGCTCAGTAATACGCCTGATCCAAATGAGGAAATGCGTAAACTGGGGGATAATTCTAAAGAAAGAGTTGAAGCAGCAAATGCTTGGTCAAAGAAATACCTTTCCCAAGATGCTTATAACGCAATTAGATCAGTTGCCCAAACATCAGAAGGTATCAAAGCGATTGAAGAAATAATGAATCTAAATAAGGATGCACCTCTACCAAAAGAATCAGTGATAGAAGCTGCACCTGATGCTTTAGATTTACGTTCTATGATGGCAGACCCTCGATATTGGAAAGATGGGGCGAAAGACCCAGCTTACATTAAGAGAGTAACTGAACTCTATGAAAAAACCTTCAACAAACAATAAAATAAAAATAGGATACCAAGAACTCACGCTTGGTATCCAACAATCTAATTTTCAAAATGAAATTGATTCCTATGGCGAATTTGATCATAGGAAGAATAGTATAGTTATAACAGATAATCTTTCTAATTTAGATTATAGCTGTACGCTTATCCATGAAATAATCCATGCTATTGCTTATTATTATGGATTAACACAATCAGGACAACCGCTTGATTCTGATTCAAAAGAAGAAATAGTGGTTAATAATATTGCTAATGGATTAACTGCTGCTTTTAGAGATAATCCTTTTCTTTTAAAAGAATTAACGCAAAGACTACATAATGTGCGTTGAGAAAAATTAATAACTATATTTATACCTGTATCCTGAAGGCCTTTATTGAAACACATTAAGCCCATAAGGGATAACTTAAACGATTCTCTAAAGATAACTGGTAACGTACTTAAAAATAGGAGATTTTTATGAGTGCAAGTATTACTAATGCTTTTATTACTCAGTTCGAAGCTGAAGTACATATGGCATATCAAAGAATGGGTTCTAAGCTAAAGAATCTTGTTCGTGTAGTAAATGGTGTATCAGGAGAATCAGTTAAGTTCCAAAAAGTAGGTACGGGAGAAGCAACTTCTAAAGCGAGACACGCTGAAGTAGTAGCTATGAATATCTCTCATACTAATGTTACTGCAACTCTAGCTGACTTCTATGCGTCTGACTATGTAGACAAATTAGATGAGCTTAAAACTAATATTGACGAAAGAGCTGTTATTGCGAATAACGCAGCATATGCTCTTGGTCGTAAAACAGATTCAATCATCACAGATGCTATGAGTTCTGCTACTACACTAGCTAACAACGCTGGTGCTCAAGGCGGTACTGTATCAACTGATATGAACATTGACAAGTTCAAAGAAATGCAAGCGCTTTTCGGAACTAATGATGTTCCTGATGATGGTCAAAGATACTGGGCAATCGGCCCTAATCAATGGGCAGACTTATTAGCTGACGATCAATGGACTAGACTTGAGTACATTGGTTCTGGCGAATTACCTTTTGGTGGTATGAACTATACTGCTAAGAAATTCGTTGGATTCCTTACTTTTGTTCATTCTGGTCTTGATTCTTCAGGTTCAACTGACAGACACACTGTAGCATGGCACAAATCATCTATGGGTCTAGGTGTTGGATCAGAAGTTAGAACAGAAGCTAACTATATCCCTGAGAAAGTATCTCACTTATTAACTTCGTACTTATCTATGGGTTCGATTCTTATCGATACTAATGGTATAAGAGTACAGAAATGTGCAGAGTAGGAGGTAGATAATGGCATACGCATCAGCAAATCCGATTAAAAAAATCGCTGGAATGGGAGCTGGAAACGCACTATGGTTTTATACTGATGGTGACGCAAAAGCTGCTGTTGTAGCGTCAGGCTATTTCAATTCAGCTTACAAAGAATTAAGCAAAGGTGATGTTATCCTTTGTTCAATCGGTGTAGGTGGAACACATGAAATGGATGTGATTACAGTTACTTCTGAAACAGGAGCAACTACTGTTACTACAGTAGCTCTTGCATAGGAAAAACAACTATGAGGGGGATTATTCCCCCTCTAGCTAAATATAAATTATGGCAGTTACAAAAGTAGATATAGCAACTAGAGCTTTAATTATGATTGGTGCAAAACCAATATCTTCTTTTACAGACGACAGCACAGAAGCAGAAGTTACCAATAATATTTATGAAGAAATTGTAGAGTCTAGCTTAACTAGACATAGATGGAGATTTGCAACAGGACAAAAACAACTATCTTTATTAGCAGATACTCCAGCTGGTAGATATTCTTACGCATATCAAATACCAGCTAATCCACAGGTTTTAAATATAATAGCTGTTACAGTTAATGATTATAATATAAACTTTAACAGATACGAAGATAAGATATATGTAAATGATTATGGTAGTGGTTCGACCTTAATTATGGATTATATCTACAGGCAAGACGAAAGTGAATTTCCTCCTTACTTTCGTCTTGCCCTTGAATATCATTTAGCATCTATATATGCTGGAGCAATAGCAAGAGATTCAGGAATGATTAGAGAGTTTTCAGATAAAGCTGAAAGACAGTATTTGATTGCAAAGAATATAGATTCACAGCAACAAACTACGAAAAAATTAGATACTAATAGATATATTAACTTAAGACAATCAACTAGATCGGCAGTCTAAAATGGCTAGAACACTTCGTACTGTTCTTACACATTATTCTGCTGGAGAACTTGATCCTATATTATCATCAAGAACAGATACTAAGGCTTATTTTGAAGGAGCTAAACAATGTCGAAACTGGTTAATTATGAATACTGGTGGGGTAATGAGGAGACCCGGAACTGAATATAAAGCAACACTTCCAGCAGAATGTAGAATAATTCCTTTCATTTTTTCTGAAGATGAGGTAGCAATATTTGCGCTTTCTAACAATCGGTTAGATGTTTATTCAAGTGCTGGAGCTGTAATCCAGAGCAATATTACTGCTAATTGTAACTGGACTACAGCTCAATTATTTCAGTTAAACTTTGCACAATTTGGTGACACCGTATTTATTACACATAGAGATAATCCTATAAGACAATTAAAAAGAACAAGTGCTACTTCATTTAGTGTATCTGCATTTGAGTTTGAAGAAGATGATTCAGTAACAGTAGGAGGTGTAAATAAAAGCAACCAGCCATTTTATAAATATGCTGATTCTTCTATAACTTTAACACCAGCTGCAACATCAGGTACAGGAGTAACTGTAACTGCAAGTGCAAACGCATTTGAGTCTGCTCATAATGGCACATACATTCGTATTGGTGGTAAACAATGTAAAATAACTGGATATACAAGTGCCACAGAAGTAGCAGTTACAATATTAGAAACATTAGCTGGTACAAGCGCTGATACAGATTGGGATGAACAATTAATATCTGCTGTTAGAGGCTATCCACAAGCAGTTACTTTTCATGATAATAGATTGTGGTTTGGTGGAGTAAAACAAAAACCAGCAGCAATTTTAGCTTCTAAAGTAGGAGAGTATTTTAATTTTGATGTAGGAACAGGAAGTCCTACAGATTCAATTAATGTAGCTATTGCTGGTGATAAAGTAAACGAAGTAAGACATCTATATTCAGGAAGAAACTTACAAATATTTACAGATGGTGGTGAATGGTTTGTACCTACTTCATCTGATACAGCTGCTATACTTCCTACAAACATAGTCTTTAGACGACAAAGCCTATACGGATGTAATAGAACTAGACCTTCTCTCTTTGATGGAGGTACATTGTTTGTTCAAAAGAACGGACAATCAATTAGAGAATTTATTTATACAGAAGTAGAAGGTGGATATAGGTCTACTAACCTTTCGGTAATGTCATCACACCTTATTGATACTCCTAAAGATTTAGCACAAATAGAAGGAACTGCAAGTAGACCAGAAAACTATGCTTTGTTTCTTAATAGTGGTTCTACTTATAATGGTTCTATTGCTGTATTTCACAGTATTCGTGATGAAGAAATACAAGGGTGGTCATTGTGGCAAACAAAAAGTGGAGATTATTTTCATTCTATTGCTGCTGCCAATGAAAACTTATTTACTGTTGCAAAAAGAGATATAGGTGGAAGTACACAATATTTATTAGAAAAATTTGGAGAAGATGATTCTACTCATATGGATTGTCAATCAACTACTACTGTATATCAAAAAGGTACACCTTTGGTTAATGGGGGTAGTCAAAGTGGTAATACATTATCTGTAGATGGATTTAGTACAGCTCCTCAAGTACAAGAAACATTCAGTATTGCTGGTAATGCAACTATATACGCTATAACAGCAGTTACAGCTACAGCATCAGGATATGATTTACAATTAGACCAGAATCTTGCCGCAACACCAGCTGATAATGCAGCGATTACTATTGTTAAAGGATTTGTTCATACAGTTAATGCTATTTACGGAAATAGTACATCAGTCAATGCAGTCTATGGAAACAGTTCACTTGGAAGCTATACAGTAGATTCAAATGATAGAATTACTCTAATTAACCTACCACAACCTACTGGAGTAAAAGTAGGATTTAACTTTTCTCCTACTTTAGAAACTATGCCTGTCGATAAGGAATTAGATACTGGCCCATTGTCAGGTGAATTTAGAAGAATAGTGCGTTGCGTAGCTGATATATCAGGTGCATTAGATTTAAGGATAAAATCGCCTAGTACTGGCACGGAGCATGAATTAGTGATACAACAAGTGAATTTGAATGTCGATGAAGATTTACAACCAGTTACAGATAGAAAAGAATTTTTCTTCCTTGGGTACGATAGAGCACCCACAGTTACAATCACCCAAAACGATCCATTACCGCTTAAAGTGTTGGGTATGGCGTTGGAGTTACAATTTAAATAAATGGCAGACCCTTATAGTATATATACTGTTGTAGCAGCTGGATTAAATATAGGCAGTACTTTCTTTGGCGGTAAGGCTTATAGAGCTTCTTTACGTTCTCAACGTTTAATGAATGAGCTTAAGGGAGCTAAAGATTATAATAATACATGGAGAGATTGGATAGAAACTGAAAAGTTAAACTATGCAGTATATTCTTCTTCAGGAGCTATGCCTGAATATTCAGGTACTTTTAGAGCTATTCAACAAGAAGTAGGTAGAAAAAAAGAAAGCGATTTAGATGATATTAAATTAATGACTATGAGCATGACAGATGAATTTAATTCTAGAATAGCTAGTAGTAGACAAGCTGATATGTGGAATATTCTATCAACTGCTGTTCAAACAAAAATATCTTTACATCAAATAGCTTTAAATAAACAACATAAAGATATTGTTAAAGCTGGTATTGAAAGAGAAACTAAATTTAAAACAGGATTTAGTATGAATAGAAAAGGACATTTTACTTCTCGTAGAGATTTATTTAATTATGATCCTGATATTAGACCTAAAAGTCTTTCTGTTTATAAAAATGCTTATGACAGATATTGGTTAAAAACTAGAGAATTTGGTGGAGATTATTAATGGCTTTAACTAGAGGCGATAAAAAAGTACAACTGCCTATCAGTCAGGATTTTTCTCGTATGGGAAAACAACCTAGAGGAACAGATTTCTTTGGTGCTGCATTAGATGTTGTTCAACCTTTAGCAGAGTTAGAAGCACATAAACAAGATTTAGAATTAGAACAGTTACAATTATCTTCTACAGAAAAAATTACAAATTACAAATATCAGTTAGATAAAGATAGATTTAATAGAAAAACTTTAGAAACTTTATCTGCTGCACAAAAAAAAGAAGCTGAAAGAATAGCTAAAGAAAAATTAAAAAAACAGCAAGCAATAGAAGATGCTAATAACAAAAATTATGTTCATAGCATGAAAGCAATTATTAATCTTGATATTAATAGTAAGATAGAGCAACTAGCATTAAAACATATTGCTGATCCAGCTGCATTAGCAGAAGAATGGGAAGCATGGAAAAAAGGATACACAAGTGGAAAAGAATTTCCTAAACAACTTAAAGATCGTGATGGAGTATTAATAGGTGATTTTTTATTAGAATTTGAAACTAAATCTAGTGCAGCCTTTCTTCCAAATTATGTTTCGGCTGCTAAAGAAGCAAGAAAAATTCATTCGGCTGAAAGCTGGGGCAAACAAACAGAGTCATGGGAATCAGGTTTAAGTAATGCAGTACAATTAATTAATCAATTAGGTGATGGATTAAATATTCCTACAGACGAAGTAGATGTAATGCTGCAAGGTTTATGGGGAACAGAAGAATTTGATAAAGAACATTTAAGTAAAAGAGCTGTTGCTGGAGATATAATTGGTCAAATGGAACTTGTAATGGGGCCTCTTTATAAACAGTTTGAAGAATACCAAGCAAGTTTACTTAATTTAACTCAAATGTATCCTGATATTTATAATGAAACTGATGTTCTTGCTGAATTAAATAAACAACGCACAACATTAGATTCTCATATTCTAGGAGCTTTTGCTAAGTTTATTATTTCTGGTGATCCAGCAAATAGAGAAGCAGAAAAAGCTACTGCTATGGAATTTATTAATGATTGGTGGAATGGAGAATTTGCTAATTCAAAAACAGGAATAGGTGCTGCATTAAATGCTTGGACAAGTGATGAGCATTCTCAAGCTGAAAGAGATCAAATAAGAAGTTTTGCTGAATCACAAGTTAATGCAAAATATAATCGTTCTAAATTAGGATGGTCACAAGTTATAGATCAGAAAAATTTAACTAATAGTTTAAAAACAGCTATGTGGGAGAGTGATGGTTTAGGTTCATTTAATGATATGAGTGCATCCTTTATTGCTCCTAGTAGAGATGAAATAGAATTTTCTTATACAAAATTTAATGGGGATGGAACATCTGACCCTAATCCAGTTAAAGTTGAACAAGCAATTAATAAACTAGCTCTTAGAGATCAGTTAATTGACGACTTTGATGCATTAAGAGAAAACAAATTTTCTTGGCATGATATTGTTGGAAGAAATCAAGAGTTTGGAACAGAGCAAGATATAGTAGATGCTTTTTACTTTAATACTTTACAAGCAGAAATTAGTGGTTCTGAAATTATAGAAAGAATGTCTACTGCTGTTGAAAGTGGTAGAGCTTTTAATGTTGATCCTGTTTTAAATAATTTTCAATTAGCTTTTCAAAAGACAAGACAGTATCCAACAAACTTTATTAAAACGGTACAAGCTATGGGTAAAGTAAATGCTGAAAGTGCTGATCAAGTTAATAAATTTAAAGGACTAATTACTTTAAGTAATACTCTTGGATTTGGTGTTGGATTAGATGGTGATACTTATATGGCATTAAAAGATGCAGCAGAAGTATTAGAAACTGGAAATTTAACTGATGCTATTGATAGGTTTAACAGATACTTTGAACCAAATGAATTAGAAGAAGATAAGATTATTGATATGATAGCTACTTGGGATGCAGACAATCAATGGTTAGATTCTCGTATTGCAGAAATAAACGATCATATTACAGATCAAAAAGACTGGGTATGGTCAATGGAAGCATGGAAAAAAATATTACTTCCTAAATCATTAGAAAGTTGGAAGTATGAATTAACAAATGAAAATATACAAAAGTTTGGAGAAGAACAAGCGACATGGTGGACATGGACAGCTAGTACTATTCGTGATGCTTTAGATAATAATAAAGATGTATTAAACACCATGATTCGTAATGAAATGGAAACTATGCTGATGCGTAGAGATAAAGGTGGTATATTTGATCAAGAAGGAATGGAACAATTAGCAGAAGCTGCTACTTATAATGTGTATTCAAGATTAAACTCAGGAGATATGCAATTTGAAAATTATATGTTTGATCCTCATAAGTTTAATCAAAGAGGTGTGGTCTTAACAGATAATGGAATACAAAAACATACTGGATGGAATAATGAAACATTAAGAGCAAATGTTATTATAGAAACTATGGCTATGACAAATGCTATGGATTTTGAAGCAGCAGAAGATTTTTGGGGTACTGCTGATTATGGAGAAAAATTAGATAATTTAAATACTTTATTTGAAGAAGGGGGAATAAGATTTAAGTTTGACGAAAGATCAAGATTTACTGATACTCCTCAATGGCATATTATGATTGATGTATCAGGAGAAGGTGATTGGAAAGAATTACGCAATCCTGAAAACTATGGTTATTCTTGGTCACCTACTGGAAACTTATTAACCAATACAAATCAAGCTAGTGTAGAATCTATTAAAAGAAAAATTGTTGCTGATAATACTATGGAACAATTATCTAGCTTATATCAAACTAGAATTACAGATGATGGAACAAAAGAGTTATGGACTTATATTGGTAAAAGTAGAGGTACTGCTGGATTTGCTGGTAAAATGGATAAGGATGGATGGGTTAAAGTAGAGAGTGGAAAGATAGGTGAAAACGACCATCAAATGATTAGTGCTATTAATGGATTTATTGCTACTATTGGAAACAATATAGAAAGATTTAAAGATGTATTTTCTGATTGGGAAGATATTGATACATGGGTAGAAATAGCAACTAAGAATCAAAAAAAGGTAGCATTAGAAATTAATAAAAAGAAAAACGAAATAGAAAATCCTCAACCATTATTAGCTAAAACTAAATTTAAAAGTGTGGCTCAAGCATTTGATGTTCCTTTTCAAAATAGAGTGGGTGATAATTTTTATGTGTATGAACAAAAATATATAGATAATTTAAAAAATATAAATAGCTATAAAGCTATTGGGCCTAATCTACAATTAGATGAAGCTGGTATTAATAAATTAAAAAGTATGGATTACACAGATAGTGATATAGAAAAATTAATGAATGGTGAAATAGGTATCCCTGTTCATCATTATGATCAATTATTAGATGAGAAATATGATTTAGCAACTACACAATATGACGACTTATATGGTGATGTTATTATTACTCCTTTACAGAGAGAAGTAATGGTAGACTTAATTGCTAATCTAGGTTTAGAACACGCTGGATTAGATAGTCCTATTTATAATTATATCCAAGAAGGAAATACTTATGGAGTTTATAATGAGCTTAAAAGATTAGAACCTTTCTATGTTAATAAAGCTCGTCATGCTTATCATGTTAATATGTGGGGTGCGACAAGCAAAGGTAAATATAATTTCTAATGGGCCAATGGCGTAATCCATCTGTAGCTGAAACAGAATTTCCTGATCCGTATGAAAATATTGTAGGGTTTGAAAAAGAACAAGAAACCCTAAAACAAGACGGATTAAAATTTAATATTTTACAAGATTCTATTTTTGACCATCCATCATGGGAATCTTTTACAGAAGGTTTTAAAGATGAAAATTTAGGAGCTATGTTATACTCTGCAAGTATAGCAACAGAAGCTCCTCAAGCTCCAACCTTTGATGCGAGTTATAACTATATGGATGATCCATCCTTAGAACCTTATTCACAGTATATAGATTATTTTAAATACTCAACAAGCAAAGAACAATCACAAGCTCTTATAAGAAAGTTTCATAGTGAGGCTCAACATGAAGCTCAAGGGCCTGCCTATTGGATGGGAAGAATACTTGGTGGATTAACAGACCCTACAGCTTTGTTATGGTTTACTAGAGCTGGTAAATATGTGTTTACTGGAGGTAGATGGAGTACAGCTAAAAGAGCTGCTGGATTAGAAGCTGGACAAGAAGTTATAAAACACGGACTTAATCCTGATAGAACATTAGAAGAAAGTGCATACATAACTGGTGGTGCTTTTCTATTTCCTCTTATTCTTGGTAATGGATTTAAAAATAAATTAACTTGGCAAGATAAAAAAAGATTAGCAGATGATTTAGAAGATGGTGCTGCAATAGCAGATTTTAAAGGAAGTCTTAATGGTAAAACTTTTACCTATAAAGATGGCCCAACAGATAAATGGAGAAATATACAAACAGGAGAAGTTGTTACTATTAGTAATAAAGCTATTAAAGCTGAAATGAAAAATAAAGATGGTAGCATTAATTACAAAAATGGAACATGGAAACCAACTGCCGCTAAACAATCATATGATGAATCTGGTGCTGGTGTTGTTACATTTAATAATCATGTTATTAAACAGTTATGGAAAGATAAAACATCTTGGTTAGTTAAAGGAAAAAAATGGACAAGTTTTGAACAATTTAAAGAATATATCATTAATCATGAATTGGTTCATTTGTATGTAAGACCTAATGCTATTGAAAGAAAAAATTGGAAAAAAGGTGGCAAGGAGGCTTATGAAGTAAGAGTTAGTAAGATTGCTTGGAAGCATACAACTAAAAAAGGAGATATGTGGACTCAAGCAAATCATTTACAAACAATAAAAAATAAAAAAGCATTATTAGAAAATATTGCTGATGAAAGATTTAAACCTACAATTATTTCTAAAATAGGAGAAGGTAGTAATTGGAATCCAGTTGCTCGAATAGTTAATTCAGGAAACTTGGCTGCTATTAAAGTAATGAACCAAGTATTACATTTACCTTTTATTAGAAATAAAAATATTAAAGGTATTGCTACTGAATTTGCTATCGAAGAAAAGATGGCATTAGATAGATATTTCTTAGGAACAGCTATGTCAGAAGTTGTTCGTCAACAAAAGAAATGGAATAAAATGCAGAAAAATAAAACTGACAGAATTTCTTTAACTGATTTTAGAAGAAGGGTATCTCTTGCGGTAATGGATGATACAATAGAAGATAATGCTCAGGTAATGGCTGCTGCTCAAAAGGTAAGAGAGTTTTATAAAATATGGGCAGATAGAATCCAAGAATCTAAAATTATGGAAAGGGGTGTTGAAAGAAATATTAACTTCTTGAAAGAAAAATTATTAGGACTTCGTAAAGCAGATAAGACTATTATGACTTGGGAAGAATTAAAAACATATAAAGGCCCTTTATTAAAAAAAGAAATTGAAATTCGTGGAAAATATTATGAAGTTGCAAAACTTAGAAAGATGGTTTTAGAGCAAGAAGAATATTTAGAAGCTCTTAAAAAAAATGTTAGACGAAAAAACTATCTAAATGTTTTTGTTAAAAAGGATAGAATCTTAGCAGAAGAAGCTGCATTTGATGAGTATGCTAAAGCATCTATTAGAAAATCTCATGGAGATAAATTAACAGAAAAAGAAATAGATGAAATTGTAGAAAGTTTTAAAGGTGAAACAGCATGGGAACCAATGCGTAGAACCGAAGTAGATTTAAAAAAGAATTATGATGATTACAATTTAGAAGTTGTTTTAAATCCAGTTGGTCTATCAGGTCATTTAAAAGCAAGAAAACTTAATCTTGATTATAAACAATGGATGATAGATGGTTGGATAGAAGATGATATTATGGCTTTAATGCAAGTCTATAATAGAAGTGTCGGCCCTGATGTTCACCTAGCAAATGTATTTGGTGATCAAACTATGTGGGGTGGATACATGGGTAAGAATATTGGAATAGGAGAAGTATTAGCTGAATATAAATTAAAATATACTAGAGCTAAAACAAAAAAGAAAAAGTTAGAAATTCAAAAAGAAGCTGAAGCTGTTGTTAGAGATTTAGAAAATGCTAGAGATTTAATTAGAGGAACATATGGTATTCCTGCTAATCCTAGTAGAGTATTTAGTAAAGCAGTAAGAACAGCTAAAAACTTTAATGCTGTTACACAATTAACTGGTGCTTTAGCTGCTTTACCAGATATGGCAAGATTAGTAATGACAAGTGGATTTAGAAGAACGCTTGGTAATTTTTATGAACAGTATTCCAATAAACAATGGAAACAAATTCAAAGTATGGCAATCAATGAATCAAGATTAGCTGGAGAGTCATGGGATATATTACTCGGTACGAGAGCTATGGCTTATGCTGATTTAGAAAATGTTTATGGTGTTTTTAATAAATTCGAAAAAGGATTCCAAAAGTTTACTGCTGCTTCCTTTGTTATAAATTTAATGAGTCCATGGAACCAATGGGCAAAAGCTCAAGCTGCATTAGCTATTCAATCTCGTATTATTCAAGAATCTCAAAATTGGGCAAAAGGAATAATTAGTGATCAAAACAAAATGAAATTAGCTGCTTCAGGTATTGATGAAAAGATGGCTAGAAAAATAGCTGATCAATTTGAACAACATGGTCAAGGTAAAACAGGTAAATACAATGATTTAGAATTAGATGAATTACGATTATCTCAATCTGATTTATGGACAGATATTGATGCTCAAAGAGCTTTACGACTAGCTACTCAAAGGGATGTTAATATAACTATTGTTACACCACAGAAAGGTGATACGCCTTTATGGATGAGTACAGAAATGGGTTCACTTATTGCCCAGTATAAGAAGTTCGGTATGGGAGCATATAACAGAATGTTTGTTAGAGGCTTACAAGAGAATGATGCAAGTTTTTATGGTGGTGTAGCTATGCTGATAGCTATGGGTATGATAGTCGATATGGTTCGTCATAAAGCATTTAATAGAGATTATAGCAAAACTAAGATGCCTGAGAAGTTAATGAATGGTGTAGATCGTTCAGGAGTATTAGGTATATTTATGGATGTTAATAATTCTATAGAAAGACTAACAAATAATAAAATTGGATTAAGGGCCACTATAGGAGCAAATAGACCATATGGTACAGATTCCTTTGATAAAGCTGGAGCTGTATTAGGGCCAACTGTAGGGCAATTAGAGAAATTATATAATATTACGACTGATTGGGTAAGTGGCGAACATAATCATCACACAGCTAGAAATGTGCGTAGATTAATACCTTTACAGAATATATTTTACCTAGACGGAATTTTTGACAGCTTTGAAAAAGGTATAAAATAATGGCATCTATTACAATATCAGATACTTCTCCTAGAGTACAATATACTGCTACAGCTTCGCAAACTTCTTTTACAGTTCCTTTTGAGTTTTTTAATGCCACAGATATTAAGGTAATTAATACTAATGCTGGTGGTGTAGATACTACATTAACCTATGCTTCTAGTCCTAGTGGCGTTACTCAATACTCTGTATCTGGTGCTGGAGAAACTGGTGGAGGTTCTATAACCCTTGGTTCTGGTGCTACTGTAAATGACAAATATACAATTTACAGAGATTTACCTATAGCTAGAAGTACTGACTTTCCAGCTTCAGGTCAATTCCCAATAGAAACACTTAATACAGAATTAGATAAAATTGTTGCTATGATGCAACAGAATGAAAGAGATTTCAATTATACAGTAAAATCTAAATCATCAACAAGTACAGCTTATGGTTTAACATTTCCAGAGTTGGTCGCAAATAAGCTACTAACGGTAAACAGTGCTGGAAATGGATTAGAATTTTCACAAGAAATAGGTAACTACAGAGGTAACTGGGCAACAAGTACTGCATATGTTCAGAGGGATATTATCAAAGATACTTCCAATAATAATATATATCTTTGTAATACCAATCATACCTCAAGTGGATCGCAACCAATTTCATCAAACACAGATGTAGCTAAATGGGATTTATTAGTAGATGCGGCAGCAGCAGCGACTTCAGCAAGTGCGGCAGCGTCTAGTGCTTCAGCGGCAGCATCATCAGCAACAGCGGCAGCTAGTTCTGCTACAGCGGCAGCAAGTTCAGAAACTGCTGCGGCAAGTTCAGCTACTACTGCTTCTACTCAAGCAACTAATGCTGCAAGTTCGGCAACTTCAGCCGCTAGCTCTGCAACTACTGCAACGACTAAAGCATCTGAGGCTAGTACTTCTGCAACAAATGCAGCGGCTTCTGCTACTACAGCTACTACCAAAGCAAGTGAAGCAAGTACCTCGGCAACGAATGCCGCTTCTAGTGCTACTGCGGCAGCTAGTTCTGCGACTACTGCTTCTGGTCATGCAACGACAGCAACAACGAAAGCTAGTGAGGCTGCAACTTCAGCAACCAATGCGGCTTCATCCGCAACAACAGCTAGTACACAAGCTACCAATGCAGCAACATCTGCAACTGCGGCTCAAACTGCTCAAGCAGCAGCAGAGGCAGCAGCCGATAATTTTGATGATACATACTTAGGTGCTAAATCATCTGATCCTAGTGCAGACAATGATGGTGATGCATTGACAACTGGTGATTTGTATTTTAACACTTCAGCTAACGAATTAAAAGTTTACAATGGCAGTTCATGGCAAACTGCCGCAGTAGATGCAAGTAGTTTTGCTTCTGCTGGTTTTGCAATCGCCATGAGTGTAGCTTTATAAGGAGATATAATGGCACAGAATTTTAGACGATTTACCTCTAACAATGTAGGTACAAGTGCGGCTACTGTGTTCACTGCTAATTCCTATGATACTGTGGTAGGTATTCATGTTACTAATGTTCATACAGCAGCTATTAATGTTGATGTATATATTAATGATGGATCAAATGATATTTACCTAGTTAAAGGAGCTCCAATAGCAACTGGCGGAGCTTTACAAGTATTAGGAACAGGAAAAGTAGTAGTGCAAAACAGTGACGCATTAAAAGTAAAATCTGACACAGCTTCAAGTGTAGACGCTTGGGTTTCTGTCGTAGACGCAATAAGTTCATAAGATGAGTTATATTGGAGTAAAACCTAAAACTGCTTATGACAGCGTAAGGAAAGATAGATTTACCAGTACGACTGGTACGACTGTTACTCTTTCTTATGCTGTTAGTTCAGTTAATGATATTTTAGTTTGGGTAAATGGGGTCAAACAGGATTATACAAATTATTCTGTTTCCAGTACTACCTTAACTTTAGGAGGTACTCTAGTATCTAGTGATATAGTAGAAGTAGCTTATCTTGGAAGAACATATGGTTCAGTAGTTCCTAATGATGCAAGTGTTGGAACAAGTGCTTTACAAGATGATGCAGTAACCACAGCTAAAATAAATGATGGTGCTGTAACCTCTGGTAAAATTGCTAGTGGTGTAGTTCCAAGTTTAAGACCTAATGCAAAGCCATTAATTATAAATGGAAATTGTGCCGTATCACAAAGAGGTACTTCAGCAACAGATGAAAGTAGTGGTGGTTATTACAGAGTTGATAGAATGTATTTTGCAATTTCTTCTATGGGAGAAGGTAGACTACAACAAGAAAGTTTAACGAGTGGTAATGCTTTTGATAATGGTTTTAGAAACGCATGGAGAGTAGATTGTGCAGTAGCTGATGCTTCTCCTGCCGCAAGCGATTATATGTATTTACAATACAATTTAGAAGGTCAAGATTTACAAGTATTTAAAAAAGGTACATCTAATGCAGAAAAGTTTACTTTAGCTTTTTGGGTTAAATCAAGTAAAACAGGTACTGGAAATATTCAACTCAAAGATAAAGATAATTCAAATAGACAATGCACACAATCCTATACAATTTCTAGTGCAAATACATGGGAACATAAGGTTTGTGTATTTGGTGCAGATACGACAGGTGCTTTTGATGATGATAACGGAAAAAGTTTAAATATAAATTGGTGGTTAGATAGTGGTAGTAACTATGATAGTGGTACAGCAAATCATGGTACTTGGGAAGCACAAGATAATACTAAAGTAAATGCTGGTGGTACTTTAAATATTCAAGATAACACAGCGAATGACTGGGCAATTACAGGAATACAATTAGAAGTAGGCGAATATACTTCTTCTACTTTACCACCTTTCCAACATGAAAGTTATGGAGATAATTTAGCTAGGTGTCAGAGATATTATTTAAATTATGTAGAAGGTAGTAATAAAATGCTAGGCATAGCAGCTTCCTATAATTCAAATGAAGTTGTAGTGATGCACAATTTTCCAACAACAATGAGAACAGCACCTACTTTAGAAATAAATACTGGAAGTAATTATTATAGTCATGGAGAAGATGGTAATGTAGAAAGTGTAACAGGAAGTAATGTATCTATTGATAGAGCAATGCTTAATGGTACTCAATTACTATTTACCTCTATGAGTTCAAATTCAGGTGATGGAGGAATTATGTATACAAATAATTCTTCATCTAAAATATCTTATACAGCGGAGTTATAATGTTTGAAAATTGTACTTTAAAATATATTGCAAGGGATGGTGTTAATATTTCAGTAAAAGTTACTTATCCAAGTGAAGGTAACACAACTAAAATTTTATCAGTTCCAATAGATAATGAAAACACAGACTATCAAAATATTCTTCAATGGGTAGCAGATGGTAATACAATACAGGAGAGTGAATAATGCCTTTTACAACTTTGGATTTATCAAAACAATCAGGTACACTTGGAGTAGCTAATGGTGGAACAGGTTTAACTTCTGGTTTTGTTAATGGAGGTAGTCTTACCGAAGTTGACACATGGAGAGTAACAAGTAACTTTCAAGGAAATACTACACCTATTGCGTCTAACTGGGAAAGAGACGATACAGATTTAAATGGTTATATTGGTACTGGTATGAGTCAATCTAGTGGTATATTTACTTTTCCTTCTACTGGATATTATTTAGTAACTTTTAATATGCAATTTAGTTCAGGTGCGGCTGATAATGATTATATTTTAGCACAAATTCAATACACAACAAATAATAGTGATTATAATAATGCTGCTTTTGCTTATGCCAGTATTAAAAATAATGCTACTTATCAAATGTGTAGTGTTAAAAAATTATTTGATATTACTGATACAAGTAATCAAAAAGTTCGTTTTAATACTACGAGTCAAGACAACAATCATTATGTTCAAACTGACTCAAATCAAAATGGCACATACGCTATGTTTATGAAATTAGGAGCAACGTAAAATGAGACCAGAACATATAGAAGATTATTTAGTAAATGTTAGAAAAGGTCAATGGTTTGGTTGGTCAGACAGTAAAAATAAAATTTATGCTAACTTAATAGTACATGATGGTGGAAGTAAACCTACTGAGAAAGAATGTACTGATGGATTAAAAGCATTACAAGACGCTTGGGATAGCGATAATACATGAGTTATATAGGCCGAGATTTAAATATAGGTGACAGAAAAATCCTATCAGTATCAGGAAGTACACCTGCGACAAGTTATACATTACAACACAATTCAGCTAACTATGATCCTAGTGCTGCACAAAATTTAATGGTGTCTATTAATGGTGTTATTCAAGAGCCAGTAACCGCATATACGGTTTCAGGGTCTACCATTGATTTTAATGGCGTCAGTGTTGCAAGTGGGGATATAGATTTTATTATAGCTATGGGTGAAAGCGTAGATACAGGTACACCTTCAGATGGAACAGTAGCTGCTAGTAAACTATCTAGTACCTATTATATGGAAAATCCTACTAGCTATGCTGATATAACAATAACAAGTGGTCGTAATGCTTTAGTGGCTGGGCCTATAACTGTAACTGGTACTTTGACAATACCAGCTTCTTCAACTATGGTTATATTATGAGTGAAATACAAGCAAATAAATTAAGTCCGAGTTCTGGCACAGCTTTACAAGTTGGAGACTCTGGCGATACGATTACAATTCCTAGTGGAGCAACAATAACAAATTCTGGTACTGCAACAGGTTTTGGTGCAGTTTCAGATGTTTTATGGTTTGCTTGTTTAAATGGAAATCAAAGTTTAAGCCATGAAGTTATGACAAAATTAGAATTTGATAAAGAGGTTTATGATATTGGAAGTTGTTATGATCCTTCAACAAA